ACTCAGTTAGTTGCCTTTTCTCATCCCGATCCCCGGTTTGTGACCGTTGGTCACATGGCTTTCATTCAGGAAGCTGGGTATAAGCTCCGCTATGTTGCTAACCCTTATCGGGTCATGCAATCAGCATCTTATCCAATCGCTGATTGGGTATATGAACAACTTCGTTTGTTTCCAAACGATTGTACATATGACCAAGACAAAGGAACCAGACTTATTCAGAAGGCTTTACAGTCTGGAAAGACTGTATACTCTTTTGATTTGTCTGGAGCCACCGACAACTTTCCTCTTTCATTGCAATTACATGCTCTGAGGAGGATGGGTGTTGATCCTCTGTGGATCGATTTCATTGAAACCGTTTCCCATGGAGATTGGCTCGTCATGAACTCTGACCTTCCTATTAAGGAGAATCAGGGTTATGGACGTATTGCCTGGCAGGTTGGACAGCCTTTGGGCTGGAAACCTAGCTTTGGCCTCTTTGCCTTAACACATAACCTATTAATTTTAGGTATATGTGATTTCCTTGGTCTACCACTTGATAATTATTGCCTTTTGGGCGATGACGTAACCTTTTGGAATCCAAGCCTAGCAAGGTTTTATAAAACCTTAATGGAAGGTATGGGTGTTCCCATTTCTTCTGAGAAATCCATTGAGTCTAATAAACTCGGTGAGTTTGCTAGTAGAGTCATAACTCCGTCAATGGTGTTACGTGGATACAAGTGGCGCGGTGCCAATGATAACTCTTTCATTGACATAGCGAGGAACTTGGGTCCACACTCTGTTAGGCTCTTCCTCCCTAGACAAAGAGAGGTCCTGAAAGTGATTTCTAAACTACCAGACCCATATGGGTTTGGATGGAATCCTAAAGGAGAGGATTGGATGTCTAGAATTCAACCTTGGATGGATGAGCTTGTCCTAACAGTGGACAAGGTTCGAACTCGAACCTTTATACCCCGGGCCAAGCACATAAACTCTCTACTATACAATAGTAGATTTAAGTTTATGACAACAGAGGGTGTTAACCCTCTGTACGCGTCCGACCAGGAAGCGTCCCGTATTGTGGAGCGTTGGTTCCCCAACATTCATTTGCTGGGTCACTTGCTTCTCCCCAATATATGGTTCTTACTCTCCTATGATGGAGATGGAGACCAAAACGGGATATCCCATGATCTGTATCACAGAACATGGGAAGCACTCAACCGGATTCATGATTCTGAAAAGATTCATGAAATCTCACAGTTAATACTGTGGGAAAGGAAGATTGCTAGGGTCTTGGAACCTAGTTCTTAGACTACCGATGTTAACCGATAGCCAGGCTATGG